TTCTTAATCGAATCAATGATGTGCAGGTCGGCTCCGCCAGAGATCGTGAAGACGTACTTGATCCCCTGCTCCGCAAGAAACTGCGCGATGGCGTCAGAGACTTTCACGCGCTGATCCGGTGCCCGCTATCCCTCACCCAGTCCGGCACCACCACGACTTTTCCGCCGATCTCATCCTTGGGCCTTGCGAGGCAATCCAAGAGGCAGTCGTAAATCTGCTCATGCGTCGTGCCTGCGCCGCGCGCCGACACATCATGCACGACCTGAATTTTCGTTCGCATGAACCCAGGCGCGATGGTGAAGCACTTGATGTCCGGCAGTTCCGCGTCGATCTCCTCGACCGCCCGCACAAGCAAAGCCTTAGCCGCAGAGTAGGCCGAATACTTCGGATTCTTCTTCTGTGGATTCGTGCCTGAGAAAAATACTGCAGCCGCGCCTTGCCTGCGAAGCGGCAGGAGATGATGGAACATCCGCAACGGCCCAAGGGCGTTCACTTCTACGCCGTGCGCCCAGATGTTCGGATGGATTGAGGCGAACTCGCCAATCGGGAGCAGCGAGCCTATCGCCACGATCAGAAGATCCCACGGCATTGCTATCCTTGGGAACGCCTTGTCGATCATCCAGGGGTGCGCGAAATCGCAGTCCAGGCGTGTCGTGCCGACGATGCGCCAGTCGTCAGCCATCAGGGACTTAGAGATGTTGCTTGCGATGTCCGAAGTCGCGCCAAGGATGATTGCAGTTTTCACCTTTCGTTCCTCTCTCTCAAACTTCAGATTTTGCGCGGTAGTCACGCGACACCCACTTCCTAAGTTCCTCGAATAGAGCCTCGCGGTCCTTGTCCGACAATTTGCAATGGTCGGCGAGTACCCGCACGTTGTCGCGCACGCTCTCCACGGTTCCGATGACTTCTTGGTTCCCCCACTTCCCGTAGCGTCGAACTCGAGCGACGACTTTGCCATCTGGCAGGATGTCGCAGGTCGTGTCGAAGGCCGGCCCATTCTTTGGCTGGCGCGCAAGCACCGCCATCACGATTGCACCGACCGTCGTGCCCATAGAGGCGCGGATCACCCTCCACTGATAGGGACGGTGCTCGTCATAGATGTCAGCCGATTCGTGAAGGTTCGGCACTACCCGCGTTTTGCCTTCACGTGCTTTGCGAGTTTGCCGATGGTGCGGCCCTTGTCGGCGTGCAGAAATTCGCTCGCCACTTTTTCGGGCATCGGTTTCTTTCCTTCGGCGCGGAGCTTGCGGCGTCCCGCGGCCGTTTTAGACATTCCAGCAAAACCGTGCTGTGCTTGAGATTCGCTAGGCAAGTTGGAGTTCCTTCATTTTGATGGCGTGCAATAAAGCCCTGCAGCCGGCAGTCAGCGCATGGTGGTCGAAGAAGGAGCCATCGCCTAACCATCCATTCCCATCGGCTGACTGCAAATCGACGCGATACGCGACCATCAGCGGCCCGAACGCGCCCCAATCAGACGAGGGCGAGAACGGCACGTAGCCAGTTCCTCTCTGTATCCGCAGGCCGAATTCTTCATCATGGCCGGCTATGTTATAGCCGAGAGCCTGCGCGACGGCGCGGTCTAGGTCAACGCCTTCCAGTCCCTCGATCTCGTCGTACATCATGCCGCTCTCTTCGCCGCGCCAGTATCGCCTGTGATGATGATGTTGAGCGCCATCATCTCGCGCTTCTTCGCGGCGTCACCGGCGAGATACGATTTCGTCCACGCCTGGTCGGCCATGAGCTCGGCCCTTCGCGCGACCGCCTGCTCCAGCGTCATCGCGCCACCCCCGCCGCCCTGCGTGCTGGTGATGAACTTGTCCTCGCCGATCTTTGACCCGATCTGGCGGAACATCTCCATGATCTTGTCGTAACCAACCACGCCTTCCAGGGCCGAGACAGTCTCCGGCGCGATGTTGAGAGCAGCCGCGGCGCGCTGCGCGACGAACATATTCGCAGCCTCGTTCGGACCCCAGTTCTTTTTCAGCGCCGCTTTCTGCTCGACGAGTTTCGCTTGCTTCTCGGTGTTTTCCGAGGTCTCTGCAGCATCGAGATACTTGGCGAACGCCCGTGTCACTTCGGCCGCCGCATCCTTTGGAAGATGCAACCTGAACGCAGTGTCGCGCATCATGGTGGCAAAGTTCTCCTCGAGGGGCGTACCATCCGAGAACTTGATGTCGGCGAAGTTGTATTCCTTCGCGTCCGCCGGCTTGCCGAGCCGCGACCAGACCGTGTTCCAGCCGGCCTCATCTCCAGCATCCTTTGGCACCCGCAGGAGTTGCGTTGCCGGGGCGCCGACGAACTTCTCGGCTTCCTTCCACGCCTTCACTGCTGCGACCGCCGCTTCTCCAGCGGACTTCTTGTCCCAGCCCTGGTTCGTCAGATGGCCGATGGTCGTCTCGTCGATGCCGGGTACTGTCTGGAACCAAGGCTTCGTCGCGGCTGCGGCTGCTGCACTTGCTGCGGCTGCGGCGGCTGCTGCCGCTGCGTCATCGGCCATCGTCTTCTCCTTCGGTTGTCATGGGGAATTGCTGACCTGAATAAATCGCGTGAAGTTGCGAATCGTTCAAATTTAGGTGGTCTTGCAGGCGAATCCAGACTTCCCGTCTGCCCTCTAGAACGAGCGAACGCTGGATGTCGACCGGCTGGCCCCTTCGCGCGACGACGCAGGTCTCATGCGCACGGCAGAACGTCGCAAGATCGGCGAGCACCGCCTGACCTGCGTAGTGCAGAAACACCTTGCGGTACGCCTCGCGCAGCGTTCGTGCAAGTCTGTTCGTGCCGAAGGTGAGCTTGTAGGAAATGCGGCGTCTGCGCAGGAAGTCGATCGTCGGTTTGAACATCTCGCTCGCGCCCATGTCATGCGCCCTGGAGTTGCTGCGGCAATGGCGCACCTGGCGCCGCCGGAGCCTGCGCCGGTGGCACCAAGCCAGCCTTCGCCTGCACGGCCTGCGCCTTCATCATCGCAGCTTGCGCTGGCGCGGCTGTGATCGCATCGCGCTTCTTCTGGGCCTGCGCTCGAGCCTGGCGCTTCTGCTGCATCTTGCCAATGTCCGCCATCCACGATTCCGGCACATTCTGAATCTCCGCGATCGCCGGAATGGCTGTGTCGAAATCGAACGGATCGAGAAGGCTCGCATCCTGCGTGATGTTGACCAACTCCTTCACCGTCTCCACCGTGCGGATGAAGCCGGCCGCTTCCTGAGAGCGCATCGCGCGTGAGAGCGGCGAAGAGTAGACCACGACGTAGGAGCCCTTCGCTTCCTTCAGCCGCGGCGGTTGCGGCGGTAGTTCGCCAATGGCAGAGGCAACGTCGAGCTCGCGCTCGATCATCGGCCCCAAATAACCTGACTGCTGATTGCCGACCGTGGGCGCGAGCAGGATGCCCTTCTCGTTCGTGCGCTCGATCACTTCGGTCGCCGTCATCTGCGGCGTCTCGGTGAGGATCTGGAAGAGCGTGACGAAGAAGGCGTCGTTGATGAGGGACTTTTCCTCCGCCATCATTTCCTTCGTGATCTTCGGGTCTCCGGTAGGAAGAACCTTGACGAGCTCCCGGCCATCAGCAGTGACTCCGCCCTTGTTCAGCGCACCCGGCCGCAGGCTCAAGTCCACAATGCCGTCATCCGCCGTGAGGAGCACCGGATCTCCCGCGCGGTGCCCCACTTTCAGCAGCGTCTTCTTTTGCGCGTTAAGTGTCTTCAACGAAGGCAACACATCCATCGCGGGGGAGCGACCGTAGACTTCGCCTGGTGCCTGAGAGTAACGCGAGATCGCTGCTGGGAACTTGCGGTATCCGCCCTCGGACAAAAGGCACCGCCCCTCGAGCGAGATGTAGTAGCTGCCGTATATCTTGCCTTTGGAGTCGAGACGTTCCGGGTCGTAGTCACTCCGCGGCCACACGCAATGAATGAAGTTGTAGGGAAACTCGCTATCGGCTTTGAGAGGCGTGTGAAGAACTTCGGGGATGATGTCGCCCCATTTCTGGTATGCCTGCCGCGCCGTCAACTTGAACCAGCGGATGAAGCCGTCAACCAACCCCTGATGATTCTCCTGAATGAAGAGCTCGCCCATCGGGATTGCCTTGTAGCGAATGCCTTTCGACCACGGATAGTTCGTGTTGTCGAACTCGTC